GCATGAGCTGCTTCATCATCCCCCGGGGAACCCCCGGTATGACCCCCGGTGAACACTTTCGGAAAATGGGTCTCCGCTCCTCCCAGGTTCGATGGGATGGTGATTGTAATTGTCACCATCTCCCAACTTGTAGGTGCACGTTAATAGTGACATTTCCACATGTACAAGAGATTGAGATGCGGGTGCCGAGAGTAGATAATGGCCGAGTGCTTACGCTAGAAGAGCAGTATTTGCGGCTTCTGCAATTATGTGCCCAGTATGATGTGGTTAAAGATGAAGAAGGCAATTGGCGAGCGTCACTGATTACGGATAAGGATCTTGCGACCAAGATGAGTAGTATGATAGTTTTTCAGTATTACGGTCAGCGAGAGAGTAATCGATTGGTTCGCCCTCCCTTCGTGGTGCGTAACACGCCGCAGCCTTTCGTTCCGGAATGGCATCCAAAGTTGCGCACTGCGGTAGATCGAATGGATGAGATTTACATGATGGCCTACGGACGGAAAATGCCGACGAATCCTCTCCTTGATGCGGAGTTTGAGCAGGGCCAGCCGTCGAAGACTAGACAATGGTACAATAAGCATTTGTTTTCCCGACATGTGTATGGTCGATTTAAGGGCTATTCACCTATTGTGCACACGATGGAGGACTTGAGTGCGGCCAAGATAGCAGATCTGTTTGCGGAGTTCTCTCAGAATGAGACAGAGTCAAGAGAGCATTTTGATGAGATTAAGAAGATGTTGCCACAGGCACTTGCCTTGTTGGATGTGATGTTAAGAACTAGGCATCACCATGGTACAGTGGCCTTTCGATATCGACCAGAGATGCTGAAAAACTTCGTAACCAATATGCAGTCGTCAGCTGGAGTTCGACCGGGGAGGGTGTACGAGCGCTCGGTAGAAGGAGCGCGCGTTACCTTTACCCCGACTGGGAAAAAGTTCCACCAGTTCCCGGTGTATGCGGCCGAGTTCCACAAGCTTTTACAAGATATATGGAAAGCAGAAGACCTGTATGATCGATATAAAGGGGATGTCGATTACTATTGTATCATACGGCTAAAGAATGAGTTCAAGGTCAAGTGGTTGCCCGATATTCCCGATGATGAGTTGGAAGATACGCTGCGGAAGATGCGAGCAGGATGTCGAGAGTTTTTTATCCCGAATATGATGCAGCAATTTCTGTCCAAGCTGCTGATGACCCCGAAGCAGTTGTTCGAACGAGGAGAGGTGATACGTATAGGGCAGAAGTGGAAGTATGGAGAGGCAGAAAAATTTGCAAGACGTTTTCA